ACCGACATTCTCTCTCCCCAGGGGTACCCCCGTGGGTCGCGTCGAAGGGGTAGGTATGCCGCCGCGCCGCAAGCTCAACGCCGTCCCCGAGGCGACTACGCACCCCACCGCGAGGGACCTCCGCGATGGGGTGGCGGACGCGATCGCGAATATGACGTGGTTGTCGCTGAGCGATAGGGCCTTGGCTGATCTTGCGTTGAAGCTCGCCGAGCAGATCGAAGAGACGCAGGAACGCCGTGATCTCCTGGATCAGCTCATCGGTGAGATCGACGGCGACCCTGGCCTGTTCAAACGGTTGCAGAAGCTCGAAGCGATGTGCGACACGGCCAAGACGGTCGGATGGCTCGGCCCCCAGTTGCAGGGGTATCTGCGTGACCTCGGTGGGACGCCGGCGGCGAGGAAGGCGCTCGCTCCGGATAAGCCGATCGGGGGTCGACTTGCCGCGATCCGTGACAGCCTCCCGGGTGCTCGGGTCGACGATCCCGCGGCTGTGGACCAGACCTGACGTCACCGGCCCACCAGGGCCTTGCGGGTGCGGTTGCGCACTGACCTCAGCGTCGACCATTGGTTTCGCTGTCGTCGAGTTCGCAGAGCTGATCGGCCGGCCCCTGGATCCTTGGCAGCGGTGGCTCGTCATTCACGCCATGGAGCTCCTGCCTGATGGCCGGCCAAGGTTCCGCCAGCTACTCGTCCTCGTTGCCCGCCAGAATGGCAAGACCGAACTCCTCGTCGTCCTCAGTGCGTTCTGGATGTTCGCCCAGCAGGTCCCGCTGATCCTGGGCACGAGCACGAAGCTGGAATATGCGGCGGAGTCGTGGCAGAAGCTGATCAAGCTCGCGAAGGCGTCGGAAATCCTGCGGGACGAGTTGCTGCCTGGCCCGGCGTTCGGGGTCCGCAAGGCCAACGGGCAGCAGGAGTTCACCTCAGCGCAGGATTGCCGGTACAAGATCGCTGCGTCGAACGAAGAGGGCGGGCGGTCCCTGACCGTGCACCGCCTCATCGAGGACGAGCTGCGCCAGCACTACGACTGGTCCGCGCACGAGGCCGCCGAGAACGCCATCAACGCCGTCTGGGACGCCCAGGCGTGGGCGCTGTCGAACGCGGGCACAGACCGGTCTGTCGTCCTGAACAGTCTGCGCGCCGCGGCGATCGAGCATGCGGAGACCGGCAATGGTGACCGGCGCTTGGGCCACTTCGAGTGGTCCGCTGTTGAGGGTGCCGACGTCACTGATCCGGCTGCGATCGCGGCGGCGAACCCGAACCTGAACCGGCGTATCGCCCTGGACGACGTGATGGGCAAGGCCATCCGGGCCCGCAATGCCGGTGGCGAGCAGGAAGCGAAGTTTCGTACCGAGGTCCTGTGCCAGCGGGTCGTGGCGATGAAGCCGCGCCCGATCCCGCTGGACATGTGGCAGAAGCGTGCGATCCGCCGGGCCCGCCCCGCTGAGCCGCCGATCTCGATCTGCATCGACATCCCACCGAACCGGTCCCAGGGCGCGATCGCTGTGGCGTGGCGCCGTAAGGACGGCCGCACCCACGTCGAGCTGGCCCGGATGGAAGCCGGCACGGACTGGGTCCTCGGTGCGGTCATGAAGATCTCCACTGAGTTCGATGTCGGCACCGTCTGCGGTGACAAGTACGCCCTGGAGCCCATGGCCGCCGCCTTCGACGCCGAAGGCATCGACCTGCATTTGATGACAGGACCTGAAATGGCCGCGGCGTGCTCGGGCCTGCAGGACGCCGTGAACAACGACAAGGTTCGCCACCTCGACCAGCAGCAAGTCGTTGAGGCGCTCGCCGGGGCGGTGTCCCGCAACATCGCCGACTCCGGGTGGGCGTGGGCGAAACGCCGTTCGGCGGACGTCTCTGTCGACATCTCCGCGATTGTCGCGGTCACCGGGGCGCATTGGGCCCTGGTGCAATCCGCGGAGTCCGAGGCGGCCTTCGCGTTCTCGAACTGAGGGAGCCCCAGATGAGCGTGCTCGCCGCGATCCCGGTGGACCGGATCACAGTCCAGGCACGGCAGATCCGTTTCGGGCGCACCATGCTGACCCTGCTCGCCGGGGTCCTGTTCGCCATCGGGTGGTGCCTGGCCAAGTCTTTCGCTGTGGCGTGGCTCGCGCTGTCCTGGTGCGCCATCGCCGTGCAGGTCGGGTGGGTCGAAGGCCTCGGCGGTGCCCGTGACGGTGGCGACGGCTGATGGGTCTCCTGGAGCGGATCAACGCGCAGTTGGGCCGCAAGTCGTTCTCGCAGCCGAACTTCTGGTCAATCCCGGACTGGGCTGGTGTCAGTTCGACGTCGCGGGACAGGGAGAGCATCGAGAACGATTTCGCGTCGTTCGTGACCGGCGCCTACAAGGGCACCGGCCCGGTGTTCGCGGCGGTCGAGCGCCGCAAGCAGGTGTTCTCCCAGGCCCGGTTCATGTGGCAGAAGTTCCAGGGAGGCCGCCCCGGTGACCTGTTCGGCAGCCCCGAGCTGGCCCTGCTGGAGCGGCCCTGGGTCGGTGGGACTACTGGGGAACTCCTGGCCCGGATGGAACAGGATGCTTCCCTGGCGGGGAACTTCTACGCCACGACCGTCGACGATGCTGGGCGGATGGGTAAGGCCGCCACCGGTACCGGTCGGCGGATCTCGCGGATGCGCCCCGACTGGGTGACCCTGGTCATCGGCGCGCCATCAGGTGACCCCTTCGGGCCGGACAACTTCGTGATGGCCTACGAATACCGGTCCCAAGGGCCGGGATCGCTGCAGGAGCCGGTGCTGCTCCTGCCCGGTGAGGTCGTGCACTACAGCCCAACCCCCGACCCGATCGCCCGCTTCAGGGGCATGTCGTGGCTGACACCAGTCCTGCGGGAAATCATGGCGGACCGGGCAGCGACGGATCACAAGCTGCGGTTCTTCGAGAACGGCGCCGCCCTGTCGATGGTGTTCAAATACCCACCGAACACCACCCCGGAGAAGCTGGAGAAGTACCGCAAGCTCTTCGAGTTGCAGCACACCGGCAGCTCGAAGGCCTACCGGGCCCTACACCTGGCCGGCGCCGACCCGGTACCGACGGCGATGAACTTCCAGCAGATGGACTTCAAGGTCACCCAAGGTGCCGGGGAGACCCGAATCGCCACCGCGTCGGGGGTCCCGGCCGCGATCCTCGGGATCAGCGAGGGCCTCGCCGGGTCGTCCCTGAACGCGGGGAACTTCGGCGCGGCCCGCCGCCTCTTCGTCGACACCACCATCCGGGACCTCTGGGGTATCGCAGCCCCAGCCCTGGAGACGCTCCTGACGTTCCCGGCAGGGGCGACACGCCTCTGGTACGACGACCGCGACATTCCCTTCCTGCGCGAGGACGCCAAGGACAACGCGGAAATTCGGTCCCTGGACGCCCTGACGATCAAGGCGTTCGTCGACGCCGGGTACCTACCTGACGCCGCTGTGCAGTTCGTGCGCACCGGCGACTTCGCGGCCCTGACGGGCCAGCACTCGGGCCTGTTCTCCGTCCAACTCCAACCGGCCGGAACGGCCCAGGCGCCACCGAAGGGCGGAACATCGTGAGCCACAAGGCGTTCACCGGCATCGAGATCAAGAGCGCGGACCTCGGTGAGGTCACCGCATGCTTCTCGACGTTCAACGTCATCGACTCCGACATGGACGTCACCCTGCCCGGGGCGTTCGAGGACGGCGCCGAGGTCGTCATCAGCGCCTACGGGCATAAGTCGTGGTCCGGGGCCCTGCCTGTCGGCAAGGGGATCATCCGCACCACGAAGACCCAGGCCCTACTGGAGGGCACGTTCTTCCTGGACACCGACGGCGGCAAGGACACCTTCGCCGTCGTCAAGCAGCTCGGCACCCTCGGCCAGTGGTCCTACGGGTATCAGCCGGTGAAGTTCTCCTATGGGGAGTTCGAGGGCCAGCAGGTCCGGTTCCTGGAGCAGCAGAAGGTCGACGAAGTGTCTCCGGTGCTCGTGGGCGCCGGGGTGAACACCAGAACCATCGGGGCGAAAGCCTTCGAGGGGATGAGATTCGGTGAGGAAGCAGACGCGGTCATGACCGTCGTCAAAGCCCTGACCGATCGTGCCGCGGACATCGTGATGAAGCGGGCGGAGCACGGCAAGGGGCTCGGTGCCGATTCGGCCCGGGTCTTGGAGGACATCGAGGCCGAGCTGAAGCGGTTCGCGGAACTGTTGCGCGCCCAGCCCGCCGACGCGGTCCCCGATCACAGCGCCATCGAGCGCGAATTCATGCGCTTCATGCGCGCCACCGCGAACTGACCATCACGAACGAAAGGGCATCATCATGCCGTTCCCTGCACTGACCGAGGCCGAAGGCAAGCTCGAGCACCTGCGCAAGCAGCTCCATGACATCTTCGCGGCCGCCGGCCCCGAACTCGACATGGACAAGGTCAAGACCATCGACGGCGACTCAGCCGTGAAGGCCGCGGAGATCCGCCGTCTGAACGACGAGGCCGGCGACTGGGGCAAGAAGGTCGACGACCTCAAGGCTGTCGAGGGTGCCGCCGAGCGGGCCCGCAAGGCCGCCGAGCGCGGCGAGGACGACCCGGGCCGTGAGGGCCCCGGCATCCCCGGCCAGAGGGGCCCGAAGTCCCTCGGTGAGGCGTTCACCGAGTCGAAGGCCTACACCGGCATCCAGGGCAAGTCCGGCCCTGAAGCGCACGTGGACGTCGAGCTGAAGACGCTCATGACGACCACGGCCGGCTGGGCCCCGGAGACGTTCCGCACGGGCAGGGTCGTGGACTTCGCGACCCGCCCCGTTCAGGTCACCGACATCATCCCGCAGACCGTCACCGGCCAGGCCGCGATCGTCTACATGGAAGAGACGACCTACACGAACAACGCGGCGGAAATCGCTGAAGGCGCCACCTACGCGGAGTCTGCGTTCGCGCTGACCGAGCAGACGAACACGGTCCGCAAGGTCGGCACGTTCCTGCCTGTCACCGACGAGCAGCTCGAAGACGTCGTCTACGCGCAGAACTACATCAACAACCGCCTGCCCTTCGCGGTGTTCCAGCGCCTCGACGGCCAGATCATGGTCGGCAACGGCACGACCCCGAACCTGCGCGGCGTCATCAACGTCGTGGGCATCCAGACGCAGGCCCGGGGCACCGACCCGGGCCCGGACGCCGTCTACAAGGCGATGGTGAAGGTCCGCATCACGGGCCGCGCCACCCCCGGCGCGGTGGTGTTCCACCCGACGGACTGGCAGAACATCCGCCTCCTGAAGACCGCCGACGGCGTGTACATCTGGGGTTCACCGTCGGAGGCCGGCCCGGCCCGGATCTGGGGCCAGCAGGTCGTCGAATGCGACGCCCTGACCGTGGGGACCGCGGTGCTCGGTGACTGGCCGATGTACTCGGAGCTCGCGATGCGCCGCGGCATCGACGTCCAGTACTCGAACTCGCACTCGACGTTCTTCATCGAGGGCAAGCAGGCGATCCGCGCGGACCTGCGGTGCGCCCTGGTGTTCTACCGGCCCGCCGCGTTCTGCACCGTCACCGGGCTCTGAGCGGTGGCGGTCACAACCGCCAACATCACCGCGTCGACCACCGCCGTGGCATTGAACACGGCGGGGTCGGCCGGTGGGTGGCTTCACCTGAAGAACACCTCCGCGAACGCCGCCGACCTCGGCCCTGCCGGGGTCACGGCCGGGGCCGGGTACGCGCTCGCCGCATCTCAAGTCATCGACGTGCTGTTGGCCCCCGGGGAGACGCTCTTCGCGATCCGCACCGGTGGCACCGACGCGACCATCTCTGTCCTGCGCACAGGCTTCTAGGAAGGGGCAGTCATGCCAATCATCGAAGGCTCGACCCGGCTGAAGTCCTGCCAGGGAGAGTACGACTTCGCCGTCGATGGCGGCGCCATCTCCACAATCACCCTGCGGTGCGCGACCGGCGACGTCATGGGCAACACCATCCCCGCCGGCTCAGTCATTGAAGGCGGGTACATCGAGGTCGACACCCTGTTCACGACGGGCACGTCGGCGACGATGGCCCTGACCACAGGTGAGGCAGCGAACGACCTGCAGACCGCCACCATCGTCTCCGGCGCCCCGTTCTCCACGACGGGCCGCAAGTCCATCACCCCGGCGTTCACGGGCGCGACGACGATCAAGACGACCGCGGCGCGGTCCCTGCAGGCCGTCATCGCCACGGGCACGGTCACGGCGGGCAAGCTTCGTGTCGTCGTGTACTACCGGTGAACGCCACCGAGCGGGTCTTCCGCACCCCCGATGGGCGCCTCGTCCCGGAAACGGACCCCGACGCCGCGTTCCTGAAATACGCCGTCGGTGACGAGATCGCACCCGAGGACGCCCAGGCGCTGTCGGTGAAGTCGAAGGCCCCGACGGCGAACAAGATGCGGGCCAAGCCCGCCGACAAGTCCGGTTCCCCTGACGTCCCGAAGGGGGACTGACCCATGACCAGATGCACCACCCGGGTCGCTTCTCAGACCGCGCAGTTCGCTGAGCTACTGGAAAGGCAGGACCCGACATGCCCCTGAACCTTCCAGCGAAGAATGTGGCCCTGGACGGCCTGGATGAGTCCATCGGCGCCGGCATCGACTTCGTGGGGGTGATGACGGCTGCGGACCCTGGCACCGGGACCGACTTCACCGGCACTGAGGCCAGCGGCGGCACCCCGGCATACGCCCGCCAGGGGGTCACCTGGGGTGCCGCGTCGGCAGGCACCAAGGCGAACACGAACGCCATCACCTTCGACGTGGCGGCGGGAACATACGCCTTCATCCCCTTCTTCAACGCGGTGACGGGCAACACGAACAACTACCTGGGTTACGCGCCGATCAACGGGACCGTGAAGGGGTTCGCGACGTGCGACGCCGCGGACGTCACCGCGGACTCGATCACGTCCAACGGTCACGGCATGGTCAACACGGACCGAGTGCAGGTCTTCAACGTCTTCGCGGAGTCGGTTCCGGCGGGCCTGACGGAGGGCACCGTGTACTTCGTCGTCGGCGCCGCCACGGACACCTTCCAGGTCTCGCTGACGTCCGGGGGCGCCGCCGTGGCGATCACGGGCCAGGGTGAGTTGTTCTTCCAGAAGGTGATCCCCGAGGTCTTCGCGAGCCAGGGGCAGATCACGATCGCCGCTGGGGCGCTCGTGCTGGACGCGACGGCGTTCTGACATGCGTACCTACTACGCCGCGCTGCTGCCGCCACTGAACATTCTCGACGGCGGGGCCTTCAACACGTTCACGGCCTTTCAGTCGATCTCCCCGGCCCCGGGCGTCGTGCTGCCCGCGAACCTACTAGAGCCCGGTTCGGAGATCAGCATTGAAGCGGAGGGCGAGTTCTCCAATACGGGCACGCCCACGCTGGGTCTGGGGTTCTTTTACGGTACGGCGGCCGTGGTCCTGGCCCAGGGCACCCCGCTGACGACGATCACGACGGCCGTGTCGTGGCCGTGGTCGGCGCGTTGGGTGGGTAGGGTCCGTGCGGTCGGCTCGGCCGGCTCGATTCAGGGCCAGGGTTACTGGTCACTCGGGATTTCTCTGACGCAGTCCTCGGTCCTGCAGAACATGCCCGCGACGCTCGCCCTGCGCACGGTGGCGATCAACACCACAGCGGCGTCCCAGATCGGTGTGGGCGCCTCGTGGGGCACCAGCTCGGTCTCGAACACCATCAAATGCACCCGTCTCTCCGTTGAGCTCAGGAGCTGAATCATGGCAATCGGATTCCCACAGATGAAGCCGGATATCGACGCGCGAGCCGGGCAGCTGGTCTTGACCTGCCGGAACAATCTGCGTGACATCGTGCAGTTCAAGGCATGGCTTGACCTGAGCGTGAATACTGACTTGGCGCTGATCGCACTCGGGTACACGCAGTCCGAAGTGACGCTACTCAGGGCCTCGTTCACTGACCTGTCCAAGCTCAGTGGCATCGCAAACGCCACTCAGGTGCAGGCGGCTACAAGCGACTTCTTCTTCAATGCGAAGAGCCTCGTGGGTCTTCTCTGACCCAATAGGGGGCCCGCAGTGCCCGCGCTCACGAACTCATTCAGCGTCAATTCCGCAGCGCAGGATGCGTCAACGCTGGTCACGTCGACCTTCGCGCCGTCCGCCGGTGACCTCATCGTCGTCAAAGGTGTCATCGAGTCCACATCCCTGGTGCAGTACAACACCCCCACGGACGACCAGGGGAACACCTATACCCTGCAGGACTTCGACGACACGGCGTCGAGCTGCTGGGTGGGTCTATGGACGGCCGTGGCGACGTCATCGGCCGCGATGACTGTCTCTCTGAGTATCACGTCCACGGACTGGCATTCCATGGTGGTGGAGGACTGGGACGATGCGTCCTTGGCGTCGACTCCCGCCCTGGCCCACGCAGTCGGCTCCGGTTCACCGCAGTCCACGATGACCACGGTCGCGCCCGGCTCTGTCGTGAGCTGGCTGAATGGTGACTGGAATGCGGTGAACCCCACGGGGCACGTGTACGACTCGACGTCCGCCACCCCGGTCGAGGATGGCCTGCATTACGTTGCGGCCGCGTATGTGGCGTACTACGCCTACCAGGCCGCTGTGAGTGCGGGCAGTCAGACCCTGGGCTTGACCGCCCCGACGGGGCAGCAGTTCTCGACCCTGGGCATTGAAATCCTGGACGCCACCCCACCATCGGGACCGGTCGACACAGATCAGTACCGCTACAACCCGTGGACGTGAGTAGGTGACGGCGACCCTCGCGCAGGCGCTCAGCGTGAACTCCGCGGCGTCCGACACGTCGACCCTGACGACGGCGTTGTTCTCACCGGCGCCGGGTGACCTGATCGTCGTCAACGCCGTCTGCGCCGACTCCACACAGACCTTCGGCACGGTCACAGACACACAGGGCAACGTCTACACCCAGCGCAAAACGTCCGGGACGGCGTCGAACGTCCGCGCTGGGATCTGGACGGCGATAGCCGCGAACGCGAATTCAATGACCGTGTCGGTGGGCTTCGCCACCACAGTGGAATGGCATTCCATCGTCGTCGAGCGCTGGTCGAACGCTCTGTTAGCTGCCACGCCCGCGACGAACGGCACGGTGACCGGCACGGGCGCACCCTCGTCGACCATCGTCACCACGCAACCCAACTCGAAGATCACCTGGTGTAACGGTGACTGGGCGGCCGTCGACCCGACCGGGCGCACCTACAACACCACCAGCGATACCCCGACCGAAGAAGCCATCCACGACAAGTCGGGCACAGCGTCGTACGTCGCGTACTACGCCTGGCAGTCCGCCGCGGTCGCGGGCACTCAAACCTTCGGGATCACGGCGCCAACGGGTCAGACGTGGACCCTGCTCGCCATGGAGATCCTGGACGCCGGGGACTCCGACCGAAACCAGGCGCGCCCACTCCCCTGGACCCTGTACCCAGGTGCGAAGCCCCCGCCGAGCACCTGGAGCCTGCTCGCCACCCAGGACGAAAGCGCCCAGACACAGATCGAGGTCACCACAGGCGAAGCGGACACCGGCCTGTGCGCCAGCGCTACCACGACCAAGGTCGCCGTCGTCACCGCGCTCTGCTCGGGCGCCCTCATGGGCACAGCCACCGCGACGAAGCTCACTCCTGCGAGCCCATCCGCAGCGCTCGCCTTCACGAGCACGGCCACTCGTAGCAGCGCCCGCGCCGTCACCGCCACGGCCACGCTGGCAATGAGCGGCCTCGCCGCAGCCACGAAGCGATCCGCCACCGTGTGCAGCAGCGTGCTCGCCGCGACGCCACGAGCAGGGTCGGCGAAAGTCGCGCGCCCTGCCCTGATGGGGCATCTCGGGATCGCACCCCGCACGGTCACGGCGAAGGTGACCCGCCCACTCCTGAGCGGGGCCCTGGGGATCGTTCCGCGCACCGGGGCCACCAAGGTCACGCGGCCCACCGCCAACGCCACAGCCGCACTCGGGCCCTCCGCCTCCGCTGTGAAACGGTCAACACCTACGGCGATCTGCTCCGCGACTGTGGCCCCCACCGCGTCGCCCAGAAAGGTCACCAACCCAACTACGGTGGGGTTCCTGGGCGCCGGGTCACGGGGCACCGCCACGAAGAAGGCCCCTGCTCAGGCGGCTGCAACCCTGGGGCTCACGGCCACTCACAGTGGCACCGCGGCCCGGGCCGTCACCGCACTCTCGTCCTGGGGCGCCCAGGCGCTCGCCGGTGTCAAGAAGCGCGCTACTACCAATGCTGGCGCCATGACCGGGCTGTCCACGGCGTCTATTGCCAAGAAGATGGCCCTGCCAGTGGCAGGTGCTTCCTGGTCGCCGACGGCCCGCGCACTGGGCGCCAAACGCCTACCGACGTCGGTCCGGGCCGTGACGTCGGTAGGCGTCACGGCGCTGGCGCGCAAGGGTCTCTCCGTCGTGGGGCGCGCCTTCGCGGGGATCTTCGCAATTCCGGCCCCAGCGGTGACCATCCAGAAGCCGGGGCGCATCGTCGGAGGCCGCCGAGCCGGGGCGGGCATCGAGCCCGGCACCAGGGCTGCAGCTCAAGGCGAACCATCGGCACGGTCGGCCAGCTCGGCCAGCCCAGGCACGCGGGCCAGGGCAGATATTGAGCCCGGCACCAAGGCAGCGCCGACGATCAGCGGAGGAGACGAGTCCTGATGCCCATCGACCTCTCCGACACCACCCCCCGGTCAATCAACCTGACGAACGCCGCAGGCGCCCCGGTCGACGCAGACTCCACCCCCACCTATGCGATCACGCTGCCAGACCTGACGACCGGGACGCCCCCGGCTGTTCAGCAAGGTGCAACGGGCGAGTACTACCTCGGCTACCCCACGGTCATGGCCGGCCTGCACCGCGAACTCTGGACCGCGGTCGTCGCTGGGGTCACGATCGTGATCCGGCGGTTCTTCACCGTCGAAGACACGGCGTCCGTGCCGATCATCGACACCGACGATGCGATCACGCACCTGCGGGCGTCCGGGATCATCACCACCCCATCGGACCTCGAGCAGCTGCGCTGGTTGTGCCAGATCTCCAGTGAAGCCGTCGAACTTGACCTTGGTCTGGTCCTCGCGCGCCGGTCGATCACCGAGACCTTCGACGGCGGTCAGCAGTACATCCGGCTCACCGGTCAGCCCCTGGTTTCCGTGACTTCCGTGGTCGAGAACGGTGTCACCCTGACCGCGAACACGGACTATGTCGCGGATCTCGCGCTCAGCGTGATCCGCAGGGGCAGCGCACAGTCTTGCTGGGATTTCCTCTGGGGCAACCAGAACGTCACCTCGACGTATGTCGCCGGGCTCGCCACCCCTCCCCGGGTGGCCCGCAAGGTCGCCCTGAACGGTGTGCAGCGGATGTGGCAGCACTCCCAGCAGATGCCTCACCCGGCCCTGGATGACGCGTCCGAGTTCACGATCGCGGCCGGTGTGCTGACCCCGCTAGAGCTGCATGCCTATAACAACCTTCGACCCGCGGCGAGCTCCTGATGTCGACTGTGATCGCGGTGAAGGCGGGGCTCGTGACCCTGTTCACCGCAACGGTCGCGTCCACGGTGCAGGTTCTGTACGGGCCCCGGGGGACTTTGACGAAAGACGATGTCGTCAGCGTCGGCAAGGTCGAAGGTGAGGACCTCCCGGCGAACCTGAGCCCGTCCCGCAAACAGGACGAGGTCTACACGATCGAGGTGATCGTGTCGTGTGGCCGGCGCACCACCAACCAGCAGACCGTCGATGAGCTCGCGCTCGGGATCTATTCGAGCCTGAAGGATGCGCTGCGTGCCAGCAGCAACGAGACCCTCGGCATTGCCGGGGTGTTCTGGGTGCGGCCGACGGGCAATTGGTCGTTGGCGGAGTCGGACGGCCCTGATTCGGGCGCGGACGCGGCGACCGCGACCGTGAAGTTCACCATCGAAGTCAAAGCGAGGATCTGAGCATGGCGTCCAGTGTCAGAGTGCAGCGCAACGATCCCGCGTTCCCGGTCGAGGTGGTCCTCGATGGTGAGAGCAGGGTCGTGAAGCATGGTGATGTGGTGAAGGTGAGCCCCGAGTGCGCCGGGCGGGCGCCGGGGTGGCGGGCCGTGAAGTTCCACCTCGACGACACCAAGGCGCGGGTCTACGACGACGACGTGAAGTTCCTTCAGGTGCGCCGCGATGACGACGGCAACGTCACCGAGGTCTACGACCTCGGTGAGGGCCTGCTCGCACAATCCACGTGGCGGCTCGCCACCGATGATTCCCCGAAGGTGGTGTGACCCATGGCCGGTGCACTCGATCATCAGCTGATGCTCGGCGACGAGTCGACGTACGGGACCGCGGTCACGCCGACGCGCGGTTACGAATGGGACCTGGACGCGTCTAACCATGAGTGGGACCCGAAGCGGGTCCAGGGCTCCGGGATGCAGGTCGGCGATGGTGGGATGGACCGGGCTGACCGGTCCGTCGTCATCATCGGGCAGGGCAAGGGCCAGATCGGTCTCGACGTCCAAACGAAGGGGATGGGCCTGCTCACGGACGGCCCGTTCAACACGGGCGCCGGTGCGGTCTTCCTGGTGTCCGGGACGACGTACCAGCATATGTTCACGACCGCGCTGACGGTGCCGGTCCTGGACTCGCGGACCATCCAGTACGGCATCGTCCGCGCGGACGCCGCGGGCACCGTCGAGGCGTACACCTACGCGGGGTGCACGATCCACAAGTGCACCCTGACGCAGGCCACAGGCGAGGTCCTGAAGGGCGTGTGGGACTGGGATGCGAAGTCTCAGACGAAAGCGACCGGGCTCGCGACGTTCGCCCCACCGGCGGGGCTCCTGGAGCCCTTCCACTACGGGCAGGTCAGCGAGGTCACGTATGGCGGCGCGGTGACGGTGCCGACGACGATCGCGTTGAAGTCGGGGGGCACCGCGGTCACGAACTTCAAGTCCATGGAATTGACCGTCGACGACCAGCCGGACCTGGACCGGTGGGTCTTCACGACCCGCAACCAGCCCAGGGTGTCCCGGCGCGCGATCAGTCTGAAGTGCACCGCCGAATACGACGCCGCGACCTACGATGACGCCCTGGTGAACCACACGACGAACGCGTTCACGATCACGTGGACGTCGAGCCAGGCCCTGTCGACGGGCTTCGCGACCCTGCAGCTGGTGTGCCCGGCCACGAAGATCGTGTCGACGTCGAGGGTGAACCCTGGAACGGGGACCCCGGTGATGGAGCTGGAGCTCGCGGTGCTGAAGCCGTCGGCCGGCCAGGCCCTGTACTGGGTGTACCGCACGGCGGACGCCGCGCTCTGATGCGGATCGACGTCAAAGGCGTCGACGAGTACCTGGCCCTCGCGAAGGCCCTGGAGGACTTCAACAAGGGCCTACGCAAGGACACAGCTCGTGGCCTGCGCGAGGCAGCGTCGAAGATCATCCCGGACATCCACGATGGGACGCAGCGCCTTCCCAAGCGTGGCGGTCTCGCCGCGTACGTCGACGCCCTGAACATTCGGGCGACGGCAAGCGTGTCCAAGGCCGGGAAAGCCCGGGTGCGGATCGTCGGCAAGCGCCGCAAGACCGGCGGGTCCGTGGACTTGAAGCGGATCAACCAGGGCCGGCTACGGCACCCCATCCCGCAGCGCAAAGCGGAGCGGGAACGTGGCCGTAAGACGCTCTGGGTCACCCAGGACGTCACCAAGGGGTTCTGGGATTACGCGTTCGACAAGAACCTGGCCTTGATCAAAGCGGAGCTCGTGAAGATCGTCGACGAGTTCCGGGCCAAATACCGCAAATGAATGGGGATTCACTGTGCGTTTCACCTGGAATAAGTACCCGGACCGGGAGTTCAACGGGCCGAGCGTGCGCCTGGGCCTGCTCGGCGGCTTCACCACGGGCGAGCTGCGGTGGGCGAAAGAGAAGCTCTTCAAGGTCGCCCGCATTGAGGACGTCGACGCCGCGGACTCACGGGTCGGGTACTACTTCTTGACCCTGCGCAGGGCCGATCACACCCTGGCGCCGGTGGACGTGTGGGCGGACTTGAGCGGCATCGACTTCGATCTCGTCCCGCATGAGGTCACGGTCCTGGACGCCGATGGTGACTGCGGCGAATGCAACCAGCCACTCGCCAATGAGGCGCTGCACACCGGGGTGAATGTCCCACCTATGAGCCCCGCCGCGCCGACGCCGAGCTAGACCCGGACGAGCTCGCGGACCGGTGGTGGCTGCCGATCCTCGAAGTCATGGGGGTTCCCCCGGCGGTCTTGGAGACCCTCACCGGTGACCAGCTGCTGCAGCTGGTGGCCCGCACCGAGCAGAAGGCTCGGGAGAGATCGAGCGGGGGTCCCTGATGGCTGACAGGACGATCGTCACGGACCTGCTCACGAACCGGAACACCACGGCCACGGAGCTCGGGCGGACGTCGAAGGCCGCGGATAAGTCCCACGGCATGCTCCGCAAGCTCGGCGGTGGGGCGAAGTTCGCCGGGGCGGCCCTGGCCGGTGCCGCCGTCGGTGGGGTCGCGCTGTTGACGAAGTTCACCATCGACGGGGTGAAGTCCGCGCAGGACCATCAGACGGTCCTGTTGAAGTCGGCCGCGGTGATCAAGTCGACAGGGAACGCGGCGGGGATCTCCGTCAAGGGCATCGAGTCGATGAGCGCGACCCTGGAGACTATGTCCGGGGTCGACGAGGACCTGATCTCGAACTCCCAGAACGTCCTTGCCACTTTCACGAACATCCGCAACGTCGGCAAGGACCGCATCTTCGACAAGGCCACGAAGAGCGCCCTCGACATGTCGGCCGCCCTCGGCACCGACCTGCAGGGCGCGTCGATCCTCGTCGGCAAGGCCCTGAACGACCCCATCAAGGGCATGACGGCCCTGTCCCGCTCTGGGGTCAGCTTCACCCAGAAGCAGAAGGATGTCGTCAAGCACCTCGTCGACACCGGGCAGACCGTCAAGGCCCAGAAGCTGATCCTCGGCGAACTGAACAAGGAGTTCGGTGGGGCCGCGAAGGCCGCCGGATCCGGTTTCGCAGGGTCGATGGCCAGGGCCCAGGACGCCGTCGCCGACGCAGGCCGCTCCGTCGGGGTGATCCTGTTGCCGTACCTGACGCGCTTCGCGAACTGGGTCGCGACCAAGGGTGTCCCCGCGGTGGTGTCCTTCGCGAAGTGGGCTGGCCCGAAGCTCGTCGTCGCATGGAACGCGACCCGCACTGCCGCGATGAAGGTTGGGGCGTTCTTCACGGGCACCCTGTGGCCGGCCATCGAGCAGGGCCGCAAGATCGTGATGCCGCTGCTGAAGTTCGCGATGGACAACGTGAAGAAAGGTTTCGGCGACCTCACCTCGACAGGCATCGACTTCAAGGGCCTGGCCGTCACTTTGTGGCCGGTGTTGAAGACGATCGGCATCGTCATCGGCGCTGTCGTCGTCGTCGCGATCACCTCGATGAGCATGCAGTTCCGGGCCGCCGCGTTCGTGATCAAGAACGTGATCATTCCGGCGATCAAGTTCCTGATCAGGGTTGCCCTGCAGAACTTCGGCGACATGCTCGACACGGCGGTCATCGCCTTCGGGTGGATCCCCGGTCTCGGGCCGAAGCTGAAGACCGCGCAGCGGCAGTTCCACACTTTCCGTGACTCCGTGAACCGGTCCCTTGATGGGATCAAGGACGAGCGGGTCAACGTGATCGTCGGGTACAAGACGGTCCTGTCCGACAAGGGCGCGAAGACCGCATCGAAGCTGTACCACTTCGCGAAGGGCGGCATCGTCAAGGCCCGCGCCGGCGGCACTCTCGCCGTGATCGGTGAAGCGGGCCAGGATGAGGCCGTGGTGCCCCTGCCGAAAGGTGGGCGCACCGGTGGTCGTGGCCTTCCTGGGCTCGGTGGGACGTTGATCGTGAACCTCACGATCGGTGCCGGTGCCGACCCGCGCCAGACCGCCGAATGGATGGACCAGGTGTTCCGCCAGGCCGAGGCGCGCGGGTTCCGCCCGTCCAAGCTCAGGACGGCCTGAGATGGCGGCCGGGGCACCGACCGCGTACCTGCTCGAGTGGTCGCTGAACGGGACGTTCCGGGACGTCAGCGCGGACCTGGACTCCGACTACGGGGTGTCGATCCACTACGGGCGCGGCGCTGAGGGCGGCAGTATCGGCCCAGGGACCATGCTGCTTCGCCTGCGGAACACCACGGGTGACTACACCCCGGACAACCCCGGCTCGATCTGGTCTCCGGGCGTCCTGGAGCGCACCCAGATTCGGTACAACGTCACGAAAGGGTCCACCTATCAGCGGTTCACGGGGTTCGTCGACACCATCAGCCCCGCGCTGACGTCCCTGGGTGACGCCGGTGTAGAGCTGTCCTGCATCACCGAGGACGGTGTCGTGATCCGCCCGTTCGATTCCGACTATGTGGAGGAGAACCGGTATCAGATCGGTCTGCTCGGTGGCACGTGGGATTGCTGGTCCATGGATGCCGGGTCGAACTCCGCGACCAGGGCGGCGAACCTCGGCAACGGGGCCGGGACGGGGCGCCTGGTCTACCCGGTCAAGCGCAAGACGTCCGGGGCCGGGGCCGTGAAGTTCGGGACTGGCACGATGCTCGAGGGACGCAGGGGGCTCAAACGTGGCAAACGCTAGCGATGTCACGCTGATGATCGAGGGCGTCTACGACTTCCAGCCCGCAGATTCGCGGATCGGGAATGTGTGGCGTTTCGACATCGACCCCGTCATCACGGCGCACCCCCTGTTCGATATCCAGTTCTATTTTAAGACGTCGCAGCTCGTTGGCGCCGACGGCCCCTACCAGGCCGTCACCGGGTTCGACGCGAACGGCAACCAGACGTGGGCCATCAAGTTCGTCCTGAACGCCACACAGACGGATATAAACCTTTTCGACGCCTCTGACGCGCTGTTGAACACCATCGGGTATGCCGTAGACGACGGCCTATGGCATCACATCTGGTTGCAGGACCTCGGCGGCGGGACCGGCACCGCGTGGCTCCTGACGGACGACCAGACGGGCACCTACACGTCCTTCGGTGTTGGTGTCGCCCTGAACGTCGAGACCACGACCATGATCCTCGTCGGCGGCAAGGACAACTCCCGCACCGCGGGCAAGCAGACGAAGTGCCCAACGTTCCAATTCGGTGGCCTCCTCGCCTCATCGGTGGACACCTTCGGTCAGGGCTCGCTCGGTATCCCCGGCGGCACCCGTGCCTCAGGGTCCAGGTTCGTGCGGTACGGGCACTGGGCAGGGGTCACCGTCGGCGGGTCCGGCACGGATCAGCAGGACATCCAGGAATACACCCAGCAGGGCAAGACATTCGCTGAGGCGTCGAACATCCTCGCGACGACCATCGGCGGGACCTACTGGGCCCGCCCCGCTGACGGCGTGCCAGTGATCCGGTACCCGGATGCGGTGCGCGGCATCACCCCACTGATGACGATCACGATCGGCGCCGACGACGACATCTCCCAGGCACCAGCCTGGAAACGCAGCGTCGACACCATCCCCACCCGCGTTACCGCGACCTCGCCGAGCGGCGACGTCATCGTCATCAACACCGCAGCCGAGACGGGAGGCGTCACCCGCGAGGAAACCCTCGAGACGGTGGCACGCGACGAGGGAGCGGCCCGGTATCCGGCACAGTTCCTGCTCGCGCAGTCCGCGACACTGCGCATCGAATCGTTCACGGTCGACCTGGTCACCGCCGCGAACGACCTCTACTCGGCGCACTTCTCGCTGTACCCGCAGGCCCGGATTCGGATCACCGGCCTGCCGACGACCATCTTCGGGGTCTCCTACATGGACCTGCTGGTCCAGGGGTGGACGGAGAAATACACCACGACCGGTGTGCAGGTCACCTACGACACCACGCCCGCCGACAGCCCCGGTGCTGGGGTTGTCGAGGACACGGTCTATGGGCGGGTCGCCGGTACGGCGATGACGACGGTCGGGTCATTGACGTCGAGTTCGACATCGGTGGCGTTCACGATGACCGCGGGCGAGGTGTTCTCCACGACGGCGGGTGACTTCCCGATGGACGTCACCATCGACTCCGAGCGGATCACGCTCCCGTCCGCGCCGGCGTCGGGCAGCGCACCGTCTTTCACGGGCATCACCCGGGGCGTGGCCCCATCCATCGCGGTCGCGCATGCGGCGACCGCACCAGTGCAGATCTGGAAAGCCGCACAAGTAGGGATGGGCTGACATGGCGACGATTCCAGGCACGAGGACGTGGGCCGTTGGTGAGTTCATCACCGCGTCCCGGTTGAACACTGAGATCCGTGACGCGCTCGATTTCATCCTGAACCCGCCGTGGTGCCAGCCCTATGACGGTGCCGGTATTGCGTGCGCGAACTCGACGGCGACCCTGATCACGATGGACTCGGAGTCTGAGGACTCGGACGCGATGCACTCGACGAGCTCGCTGACGGGCCGCATCACGATCATCACCGCGGGCGTCTACGAATTCCAGGTCTACGACCAGCTGCCGGGCGCCACGTACACCCTGCACAACCTGAACCCGCGGGTGAACAGTGCGGGGTCGAGCTCTGGTGGGACGTCGATCCGCACACAAACCTTCGAAACCGTCGCCAGCGCCCGCATGACGTTCGTGCGCCGGTTCAACGCGGCCGACGAGATCTCGTTCTACATCACCCAGACGTCCGGGGCGTCCAGGACCACGACGACCGGCAACAACGTCACGGGCATGACGGCCCGCCTCGTCTCTCTCTAGGAGCCCCACCGTGAAGGTGATCGAGTACCCGTTCATCAAGAACCCGAATTTGCGCCCGCGTGAGATCCCCATCAGCTCGTGCGCACCCATCGAACCGGCCGGGGTCAGCGCCCACACGGTCGCTGACGACCTCACGCCCAGCGACTGGCATCTGGAGGCCTCCGACGTCTTCGACGACGGTGAGGGCCCATTGGGGCCTCAGGGCGCGGAGTTCGCACCTGGTGGGCCGTCCGCGATCGCCGGTGTCGTCGTCGTGCATTCCGGGGTCGTGACCGCGACCCCCGTCGGTGGCGCCAGCGGTGACCCCGTCGAGATCAGTGTCGGGCGGTGGGTACTGCGGTGAGTGCCGCCGTCTCAGCTCAGAGATCGAGCTGACCGCATGGTGTACATCACGTGCGCCGATAAGACCACGGCTCAGCGCATCCCGGCGAGGACGTGGACGGCGCTGCGGTTCACCGACGCCACCCAGGGGATCACGGGCCAGGACCGGTTCACCATCCCCGGCGGTCCCGCCGGCCGCCACACGTCACTCACGTGCCAGTTCTACATGCAGATGCCTAGCACGAGCCGGCCGAGCTACGTGAAACTGCGCATCCACCGCTACCTGCCCGACGGGACCGCGGACCCGACCGCTGACGACACCTTCCCGGTGCCCGCGGCCCTGGGTGCGTGGTGCGCCGTCCTGACGACGATCATGACCGCGTACCCTGACACGCCCCTGGGCGTCGACGTGTATCACGACTCACCGGCCGGCAGCCCGGACCTGGTGGTGTCAACGGCGATCTTCAAGGCCGACGCCCGCGACGCGACCGACGAAGAGTTCGCCCTCCTGCAGGACGTCCTCAACGCGGCGCTCGCCGACAACGTGCGCATGACGCAGACACTGACCGAGCAGGTCGCCGCCATCACCGCCCTGACGGCCCGCGTAGACGCCCTGGTCATGTCGAGCGCGGACGAGGTCGCCACCGTCGTCGGGAACCGGGTCTTGGGGCCATGGCAGCGGTGACCCCCGCGGACCTCGCCCAGGCGCTCGCGGACTGGGGTTGCGACCCGACACCATTCGAACCGGACGGCAAGCCCTGGAGTTCGCATACGACGCCGGGCGAGTGGCATCCGGCGGGGGTGCTGCACCATCACACGACGGGCCCGGCGAAGATCCTGACGGACAGGTCGACGATCACGGCGACGCTGCGGCTCCTACGCTCCGGGCGCCCCGGTCTGCCGGGGCCGTTGTGCCACCTGGCACCGGCGATGGTCCCCGGCGAGCACGACGCCCGCGTGTGGCTGATCGGGTGGGGCAACTGCAACCACGCAGGCCTAGGCGACCAACGCGTCGTCGACCACGTCCGCGCGGGCGACTACGCAGGCAGGCCCGGCACCGCCGAGGACGCCGACGGCAATCCCACGTTCTGGGGCCTGGAGTACCTGCACCCCGGCGATGCCACGGCGTGGCCGGACGAGCTCCTGGACGTCGGGCACCGCGCCGCGTGCGCGATCGCCGAAGCCCAGGGCTGGGACCCGAAGAGCTGGCCCGGGCGGATGGCTGAGCACCGCGACTTCACCGACCGCAAGATCGACCGGTCCTGGACTGGTGACGTCCGAACGGCCGTCGCTGATACCCGAGACGAAGGGAAGCCCGTGACGCTCAAGGCAATGCTCGACGAGGACGTCATCGACAATCCGGACTGGCGCGCGGACTCGAGGACGAACCCGAACGTGACCTACCGGACGCAGATGCGCGAGCAGTGGGCCTCGGTCCACGCCGCGGAGGTCGCGGCGAAGGCCGCGTGGTCCGATGCCCAGAAGGCCGCGGCATTCGGGAAGGTGCACGCCGATCAGATGAACAACGTGATCGGCCAGCTCTCCTCGCTCGTCGCCGTCGTCACGGATCTCAAGACCCGGCTCGATGCGCTGCAATCGGGTGCCGTCGACACTGGTGCGCTCGCGGCCGCGGTCGCGGACCTCCTCACGGTCACACCGAAGGCCTGAGCACTGTGGGGGATCTGCTCGACAAGCTGCCGCATGACATCTGGGGCGTCGTCGCGCTCGCCATCCTGATGCTCGGCCTGTTCGGTATCACGTGGGTCAAGACGAATCGGGTTGCGACGAAGGCTGAGGATGCGTCGACGGCGGCGACGCTCGCGGCCGAGCACTCGAAGCCAACAAGCAACGGCTTCGCATCGACGGTCACGGAGGGCCTTGCGGCGATCGCCGCCGCGCAGGCCGCGACCGACGCGACAGCTGCTGCCCGCCATGAGGAGAACCTGCGGCGCTTCGAATCCATCGAGAAACGCCTACCACCCGCACCACCAGCTCGCGCCCGCTCGCCCCGCTCGAGGAAGGACACCTGATGCTCGACCGTCTACCGCCCGTGTGGCGGCACCTACTCATCGCCCTGGTCCCCGCCCTACTCGCGTGGGCCGCAACCGATCTCATCCCATCCCTACCACCGGGGGCTGCCGCGGTCCTGGCCCCCCTGGTGTCGGTGCTGGTCCTGATCGTGACACCACTGACCAGGCAGTACGGGGCCGGGGCGCCCGATGACCCCGAGCCCCCGGCCTAAGCCCGGCCTCACCCGGTCATTCTGGGCCGGGTACGCGCTCGCCGCGGCGATCTCACTACCTGTGTGGGCCGTGATCGGCCTACTCATCGCACACCTCATCCACTAGGAGCAATCCCCATGTCCCAGACCCCGACCCTCGGGCGCATCGTCATCACCGCTGTCGACCCGAAGACCAACAACGGCGCCACCGAAGCGGCGGCCGTGATCTCGCGCGTCTGGTCACAGAACCCGACGTCCGGCGCCTGGCTGGTCAACCTGCGGGTGCTGCTCGACCAGAGCACCGTCGAATGGAAGACCAGCGTCGACCTCTACGCGAGCCAGGAAGACGCCGACCAGGCCAAGCCTGACTCGATCCACAAGTCCTGGTGGCCAGCCCGCGCCGCCTAGGCGCACACCTGCTCCGCTAGCCTGAGTCCGCACCCATCCGGATCACGTGCAGGCTGGTAGCTCAGAACGTAGAGCGTCGAGGATGTCTTTACCTACCTCGAAGGTCGCCGGTGACGCCCGGCCCAGAAGCACAACGAGAGCCCCCGCCTTCGGGCGGGGGCTTCTCGCGTTTTGCGGGCGGTCAGCAGGGGTCGGTGATGCTCAACCGCTGAGCGAGGTGAGTGCCATCAGCGGCGTACACGCGCACGCCCGTGAAGCCACCATTCGCGACCTGGTAGTGGCTGATGGCCTGGCAGATCTTCATGCCCTTCGACGTGGGCGCGTTCACGTTCGTGTCGACGGACAGGACCCCACCTGCCTCGTGGTGGCCCGTGATGTTCTTGAGCCACCGAGCGGTCCCGTAGTGCAGCTTCATCCACGCGGTGAACTTGTCGGTGGCCTTCGTCGCGGCCGGCGCCGCGCTCGAGGTGGTCGCCGCGCTCGCAGGCCCGGCGCTCGGCGTGGCCGCGGTCATCATCATCGACACCACCACGATGACCATGACCATCGCGGCGAGCACACCGACGGTGATGAGGGCGACCTTCGCCCAGTTCGTCCGGGACTGCGTGCGCGGAGGTGGCGGCGGCGGGTACGACATGGTGACTCCTGGTGTCTGGTGTTTGCTGGCCCCCTGCTGATCATCACGGTAGCTGTTAGAGCAACTGAGCACAACCATGGGGCAATCCCGACAGGCTGTCACGATATTCTCGCGACGCACCGGAGTTTCCTTGCGGGCAACTGGGTGTCCATGCTAGAACTTTCCCCATGGGAAACTCAGTGCCTTATCCGGCACTCCGCGCCGAACTGGCCCGAGCCGGAGTCGAGCAGAAGCAGATCGCCGAGGCTCTCGGCTACCACCCGTCGCAGGTCACGAAGCGGATGCGGGGTGAGATCGAGTGGCGTCTCAACGAGCTCCAGGCCATCGCTGACCTCATCGGCGTCCCGATCGCCGTCCTCGTCGCCGATTCCGATCCGGCTGCCGTGTCGGGTGGTGCGTCGTGAGCGCGCCGGTGACTGCGGCGGAGCGGAACCTGAACGCACGCCTGGCCGCGATCCACGCCGCACACCTGGCCAGGGTGAAGGCCGAGCACAAGATCTGGGTTCGCGAGCTGACCGCCGGTCGCCACGACACGGCCATGGAAATCCTCGACGAGACCCTGGCCCGCATCGGCTGCCAGATGGTCGAAGAGACCGCTTTCGCGCACCAGGCGTACCTCGACGAGTCGGAAGCCGCAGACAAGCAGCTCCAGGCGCTCGCCGACGCCGAGAAGGTCGAGGAACCAGCGGGTTCAGGGTTCGAGTCCTCGGCCAATGGATTCTCGACCTTCGCCATGCCCCCGCAAACCGTCACCGTGCGCCACATCACGGCACACCGGCCGGTCTCGGCCGAGGTCCTCGAGGACGAGCGCTCCACCATCGCCGGTGCCGCTGACTTCATCGAGCAGGCAATCAGCGACATCACGGCGTCCGCGCAGATCGCAGAGGCCGGGGGACCGCTCCTGACGGGCCGCGCGCTGCTCGCGAAGGTCATCGCACACCGCGTGGAAGAGCCCAATCTGGGCCCGCTCGATCTCGCGGGCACCGAGACCGTCGCCCGACGCGGAGACCTCATCCACGTCATCGAATGCGACCACCAGGGCGAGCAGCACGAAGGCTCCGAAGGCACGTTCCGAAGCTTCAACGGCGACCCCTACATCGACCGGGCGGACGGGTCAGCGTGCCGCATCAAGGCGTGGGCACTCTTCAAGCCCGACGTGACCGAGCTGGTTGCTGCTGGGCACCCCGAGTACCGGGGACCGGTGACGCCATGAGTGAGCTCGGGTACGCCATGGGCATCGTCTTCGTCGGCCTCGTGATCCTGGGCGTCGTGTTCGTGTTCAAGCCGTACGTCGAGGCCCAAGACGAGGACGCGTACGACGCCCAGGTCATGCGCGAGATCGCCGACCACGGCATCCGCGTGTCCGCCGAGCGCCGCGAAACGAACCGCCGCGCAGCGTTCGCCGCGAGGTTCCCCGGCCACTACGTCGACTACCCCAACTCCCGCGTCGGTGGCCCCATCGAGAACATCCGCCCACTCCCGCAACCCCCCGAAGGACAGCTCCCGATGAAGATCCGCAACGACGAAGGCACATCCGAGATCGCCGCAACCCTCGGCGTCCTCTTCATCATCGCTGGGGTCGTGGCCGCGCTCATCGCCGCCTGGTGGTTCTTCGGCGCCGCCGTCACCGGCCGCCAGTACCACAACGACACCCACAACCAGCAATACCAGGCCGGGCTCATCAGCGCTGAACGCGACCGCGCCCAGGCCTACCAGGTGGCCACCAGCGCAGGGCAGAAAGCCCAACTGAAGGCGACGTTCTGCGCCACCTACCCGAACATCACCGACGTCCCTACCGACCTCGCCGACGCCTACACCGTCATCTGCTGAACCCCCCCAACCCACCAATCCCCGGAAGAAGACCATGAAGCTCAAGACCATCGCCGCGCTCACCCTGACCGCGCTCACCCTGGCCGCATGCTCGAACGGTGCCGCCGACGTCACCCGCAACGACCAGCAGAACGCGACCACTCAGCTCGCTCGCTACCAGAAGAACCAGCCCGTCCCCCAGTTCGACTGGTCGCAGTACCGCCAGACCCTCATCGACGTTGAATCGGCTCAGGTGCACGGCATGGCGACCACGAGCTTCTTCTTCACCGGGAACGGCACCGCCCCGATCAAGGTCTGCCCGTCCATCGGCTTCGCGCTCGCCAGCACCGCCCAGCTCACGAACCCCCAGCAGGGCATCTACTCCTCGACGCAGGGCTCGATCACGCTGCCGCAGGTCGAGAACAACGGCGTATTCACCGGCGACAGCACCGGCACCTACGTGGTGTGCGTGGCCGATTCGGGTGTGAAATACGTCGTCTACTGGGAGGGCGACGTCGAGACCGAAGGCGGCCCGGCGCACTGGTCCGACAAGGAACAGCGCATCGTCCTTGACGGCGCTCCGACTGTCGTGGCCAAGAGCAAGTGAACCCGCGTCGGCGCCGTCTGCGCTTGCCCCTGATCCGCATCACCCTGCTCGGCCTCGCCCTCGCGGCCCTGAACTCGTGCTCCGGTGGTTCCGGCCCGCGTCACGGCGGCGGTGGCGGCAGGGCCGTGGGGCGCGGTTCACCGTCGCAGGGCCTGCACCAGGTCTCCCAGTACGGCGGAGACGGCGGCTACAACGGCCTCTGGGGCTGGGCCCTACTCGCCCTCGCTGGTGCCGCGGTCCTCGGCGCCCTGGTCGTGGTGGCCGACCGTGCGATCGCCCGCAGGACCGCGCGCACCGCCAAGCCTGGGTTCGCCATCGTGCTGACCGCCGCGGTGCTCTCACTCGCGGCGTGCGGGGACACCACGACCCCCACCCCGTCCCCCACGACCAAGCGGGAAACGCTCGTCCCGGACATGCCCGTCGACTGGGACCAACCCGCAGCACCCGTGGTCGCAGCGGCGAAGCCGACCCCCAGGACCGCACCATGAGCGCCGCACTGATGACCCCGATCACCGCCCTGATGCAACTCGACGTGCCCGTCGTGACCTGCCTCGCCGAGCGCTGCGGCTGGAAGATGCCGTCCGCGACGCCCGCCGGTCAGGCACTCCTGCGGGACCACCACCACGACTCGCACCCCGGCCACCCCATCACCATCGAGCACCGGAAGACCGTGAAGAGATGACCCCGCCCGCCGCGCTCGCCGAAGCCGCCACCGTCGCGACCGCGTACCACACCACCAGCCACCCCACGATCACCGGACAAGTCATGGCCAAACACCGCGCCCGCGGCCCCGTCGGAAAAGCCGCCGCGCGCCTCGCCGAAGCCACCACCATGGCCATCGCCCTGGCCGTCTTCGCCCTCATGGCATCCACCCACGGCGGCCACCTCCAACGCCTCGACAGCATCGGCATCACCGCCGTCATCTGTGTCGCCGCGTGCGCCGCGTGGATCGTCGGCCGCGCCTGGGAACTCGCCGAGCACATCCACGACGCCTCGAAAACCGCACGCCACGCCAGGCGCACCCCATAGCCCCGGTCCTCCCGCGCGGATAAGTCCCTCGCAGCTCCCCTCCCCCTGGTGCTGACACGGCGGCCCCCAGCGGGAGGACCGGCTTCCACCCCGCACCACAGCACACCAGACACCCCGAACCGGAAGGAACCATCATGACGAAACTCATCCAGGCCATCGCGCGACGCCGCGCCCGAGCAGCATTCGACAGCGCCTGGCGTAATGCCGCCGAAGACGTCGCCATCTCGCTGATACACACTCTCCCCATCGAGCAGAGCGCCGTCATGATCCTCAAGCTGCAGTGCATCCAGGACGGTCTCCGATGAACACCCTGACGAAGTACGCGGGCCGCCTCGAGCCCGACCACCTCGCCATCGTCCACGCCCAGCTCGAGCGCCGCATGACCGCCGGCCTGTCCACGACCCCGTGCGACCGCGAGGCCGGCATCGCCGCTGTCCGCGCCCTCTACGCCGCCCACGACCTCGCACAGCCCATCGTCGTGTGGGTCACATCCCCACTCGCAGGGGCGCTCGCCACACAGATGCTGTTCGAGGGGCTGAAGGGCGGCCAGCTCGGCGACCAGCTCGGCGGCCAGCTCGGCGGCCAGCTCGGCGGCCAGCTCGGCGGCCAGCTCAGCGACCAGCTCGGCGGCCAGCTCGGCGGCCAGCTCGGCGGCCAGCTCCGCGGCCAGCTCGGCGACCAGCTCGGCGGCCAGCTCCGCGGCCAGCTCGGCGGCCAGCTCCTCGGCCAGCTCCGCGACCAGCTCAGCGGCCAGCTCCTCGGCCAGCTCGGCGACCAGCTCGGCGACCAGCTCCGCGGCCAGCTCAGCGGCCAGCTCGGCGGCCAGCTCCGCGACCAGCTCAGCGACCAGCTCGGCGACCAGCTCAGCGACCAGCTCAGCGGCCAGCTCCTCGGCCAGCTCTGCGACCAGCTCAGCGTCCAGCTCAGCGACCAGCTCGGCGGCCAGCTCGGCGGCCAGCTCGGCGACCAGCTCCTCGGCCAGCTCAGCGGCCAGCTCCGCGACCAGCTCGGCGACCAGCTCAGCGACCAGCTCCGCGGCCAGCTCAGCGACCAGCTCAGCGGCCAGCTCCGCGGCCAGCTCCGCGACCAGCTCGGCGGCCAGCTCGGCGGCCAGCTCCGCGAGGCTTACAACCGGTGGGTCCAGTCCATCGACAGTTGGTACTGGGCCTACTGGGGTGCCTACTACGCCGCGGCGCTACCGATCGCCGGCCTGCCAGCGTCACCGAAGCTGGACGCGCTCGCGCACGTCCTGGACACCGTCCACATCATGTGGCCCTACCGGGGCTTCGTCGTCCTCTCCGACCGCCCCACCGTCATCCGGTCGGAGACGCCCGGTGGCCGGTGGCGCCTGCACTCCCCGGACGGCCCCGCCCTCGCATGGGCCGACAGCTACGCCGTCCACGTCTGGCACGGCACCCGCGTCCCCGCTGACCTCGTCACCGGCGACGGGTGGGACCCGGCCCGGATCATGGCCGAAACGAACGCTGAGATCCGCCGGTGCGCCATCGAGCGCATGGGCTGGGACGCGTTCCTGGACCAGCTCGGTGCCAAGCCTGTCGCGTCCGCACCGGACCCGGGGAACCCCGGCTTCGAAGCTCACCTGTACGACCTGCCCGAGGCGATGCAGGACGCGTACGACGCCCCTGCGCGCCTGTATGTGTGCACGAACGGGACCGTCGAACGGGACGGCACCCGCCGCCGATTCGCGTTGCCTGTGCCCGCGCACCACACGGACGTCATCGAGGCCGGCGCCGAACTGTACGGGTGGCCCCGGCGGGCGTACGCCGATCTCGAAGTGCGCCGCTGACCCCCTGACCTGCCTCACCCAGTGCTTCACCCAACCGGAAGGAACCACCCGCTATGCGCACCATGACTCTCGCCCAGGCCATTCAGACCACGGGTAAGGACGTCTACGACTGGTTGGACCGTGACGCCGAGGTCCCCACCGTGACGAAGGCCGGCATCCAGGGCGACGTCAGCATCCTCGCCGTCACGACGAAGGCCGCGACGAAGCCGATGCCCGCGACCGGCGTGATCGTCATCGAGGGCGAGACCGGGCACACGCATTCCCTGCACGGTGCCGGGTTCTTCGACCGCGCCACGTCCAGTGACGGCCTGACCGTCGGGGTGCTGACGGTCCCTGACGGCGTGGACGTCCTGATGAGCCACCAGGAGCACGGGGCCCTGCTCATCGCCCCAGGGACGTACCGGATCGGTCGCCAGCGCGAGTTCGCGGGGGAATGGCGCCAGGTCGCCGACTGACCAGCCCCGCCCCCTGAAATGACAGCACCCCAGCCCCCGTGCGATCGGGGGCTGGGGTTGCCAGACAGAAGTGAGGTTACAGCACATGAACATGGATCTTCTGCCCCGGCGGGTGCCGGGCGCGACGGAGTTGCCGCCGCCGAGGTCGGCGAGCGTTGGCGCGGGTGAGCCACCCACGGGCACCGTGGCCGCGCTGCTCGCCACCACGGGCCGCGCGTCGACGGGTGTGCATCACCTGGCCGCGACCCCGGAAACGTCACCAAGGGCGCACGTGGCATACCCGCTGCTGGTCGACCTTGCCCACGCGTGGGCCATGCACCCGGACGCCATCAACGCCGGACTGCCGATGCGCACCCCGATCGGGCCCGGTGACCCTTGCGAGCAGGGCTTCGCCGAGTCGGTCGCGGCGTGGCTCGACAACCCGACCCCCGTCGGGCGTCCCGTCATCGAAGGCGTCGTGCTGCCCCCGACCGGGGCACTCGACATGGCAGCGATCGCCGAACTGGCCGACGAGGTGACCGCGTGATGCTGCACACCGAACCTCACCCGCTCGCCGGTCAGACTGTGACGCTCTCGGCCAAGGCTCAGGACGCACGTGGCCGCGTCATTCCTGGTGCCGAGTTTCGCATCGAGGACTGGGCTGATCGCGTCTTCGGAAAGTCCTGGATGGACATGAATGGCCACCCCGCGTCTCTGGTCTACGCGATCCGGTCTGCCGGTTATACCCCGATCGATGACGAAGTCGTCTACGGAAAGATCAACCACATCGGTGACGTGGTTCACGTGACCGAGCTCGGCGAGGTGACCGAGTGAGCTGGGTCGCGAAGGGTCGCCGCGTCCTGGGCGACGAGCGTGTCGGGATGGCATCGCTGATGCGTCACGACTACGACGCCGGGGCGAGTATCCGTGAGATCGCCGATGCCTTCGAGCGGTCGTACGGGTTCACGCGCACGCTCCTGGAGGAGACCGGCGGCCTGCGTAAGCGCGGCGGCAGCAAGCAGGTGACGTCATGATCTTGGTCGGGTTGATCAGCGCCGTCTTCTTGGTCGGCGTGGTCGTCGTCACCGGTGCCTGCCTAGGTGATGCCAAGTCCTCGAATGGGAACACGGTCATCGCGGCTGCCTTCGGCATCGAGCTGCTCGCGATCACCGGGACCGCCATCGCGATCCTGTTGCACGCCACGGGGGTGACTTCGTGATCACCCTCCCGGTGCTGCTCGGCCTGGCCCTGGGCGGCCTCACCGTGCTGTCTGGTGCGTTCGGGTTGCGCCCTGGCCCTGGCACGCACCGCAAGCCGGGTGTCGCGTCTGTGTGGCCGTCGGCCACGACGCGCCGGTACGCGCGTGAACGCCGTGCCGCGGCCAGGGTCGCGCGTGACGTCGCAGCCTGGGGAGGCCCAGCATGAGCGTTTTCGTCGCCCCGATCCGCCGCCACGACACAGCAAAGGGCCACAACTACAAGGACGCCACCGGCGCCCGAGTGCCCGGCGTCACCACCATCATCAGCGGTGGCATGCCGAAACCGGCCCTGATCAACTGGGCCGCGAACGCCACCGCCGACGCCGCCATCAACGACTGGGAACGCCTCAGCGAAATGAAACCGGCGGCGCGCCTGAAGTACCTGCAAGGCGCCAGGTACGAAGAGAAAGACCTCGCGGCCAAACGCGGCACCGAAGTCCACGGATTCGCCGAGCACCTCGTCAAAGGCGAACCCGTCCAGGTCCCTGACGAGCTCGTCGGTCACGTCGAGGCCTACGCCCGGTTCCTCGACGAATTCCACATCGAACCGGTGCACGTCGAGTTCTCCATCGCGTCGTACAAGCACGGCTACGCGGGAACCGGCGACCTCATCGCGGACGTCCGGGTCGGTGCCACCGCCAGGCACCTACTGATGGACGTCAAGACGAACCGGTCCGGGATTTTCGGTGAAACCGCGCTGCAGCTCGCCGCCTACAGGTATGCCGATGTGCTCCTCGACGGCGACCAGGAACACCCCATGCCCGAAGTTGACGGGTGCGCGGCCATCCACGTCCGCTCCGACGGGTACTCACTGATCCCCGTCACCGCCGGGCCCGAACAATTCCGGGCCTTCCTCTACGTCGCTCAGGTCGCGAAGTTCGACAAGGACTCCCGCGACCTCATCGGCGCACCCCTGGCCCCACCCACAACATCCACCTACCGCCTCAACCGGGAGACGACATGACCGTCAGCACCTTCACCACGGCCGGGCAGGTCGCCGGAATGCCCGACGGCGCCGCGATGCTCACCGCATGGGCACAGACCGCGACATCGGCCGCGCAGCTCGTCGGCCCCCTCGTCGACACCGCGTTCGTCCCCGACCACTTCCGCCCCCGAATCGACCCCAGGGCCACCGACGAGGAGAAGGCGGCCGCCCGCCAGGTCGCTGTCGCGTCCGCGACCGCCGCCGTGCTGTACGGCGCCGAGATCGGCCTCTCACCCATGCAGGCCCTACAGGGTGTCCTCGTCATCAAAGGCAAGGTCGGGATGTACGCGGCCACGATGGTCGCCCTCGTCCAGGCCGCCGGGCACGACGTGTGGACCGAAGACTCCACCGATGCTCGGGTGATTGTGTGCGGTCGCAGGGCGGGTCAGTCCGCTGTGGAGCGGCAGGTCTGGGACATCGAGCGGGCACGCAAGGCCGGGTACTTGTCGAATGAGAAGTACAAGACGGACCCGCAGGCGATGCTGTGGGCGCGCGCCGCGTCCGTGGTGTGCCGGCGGATCGCCCAGGACGTGTTGAAGGGCATCACGTCGTCGACGGAGGAGATCCTCGACGATGAGCAACGGTCGCTGCCGAGGCCGGTGACGCGCACGGTGCAGCGTGCCCCTGCGCGCGCGGAGCTCGGCGCCGCGCCAGTGCCCGGGGCCGCCGCACAGCAGCCCGCTGTGGCGCCGTCCGGGCCTCCGCTGCCCGGTGAGGACGACCAGCCCAACCCGCCCGCTGCTGGGCAGGCTGAGGGCTCTGAGGCGAAGATCGACGCGAAGCAGTGGCGTCAGATCAACGAGGTCTTCGTGACTCTCGGGGTGACGGGGCCCGGTCAGAACGAGAAGCGGATGAGTGTCCTCGAAGCGCTCGTGTTTCGCCCGATCGGCAAGGGCTCAGACCTGATGGCTGATGAGGCTGTGATGGTGTTGGACACGTTGCGCGCGGACGGGCGCAACGTCATCGCCGAGGTCCTGAACGGTGGGCCCGCGTCAGCGCAGCCCGCCGAGCCGCAGCAGTCGCACGAGTGGTCGCCGCCGTTGCCCGGCGAAGGCGATGAACTGGCCGCCGACGTCGACGACGTGGACCCGACCATCGAAGGCGGGTTCAGCGAATGAGCGGCCAGCGCGTCATGGAGGTTGTTGAGGCCGGTGTGATCGCGACCCGGCGGTCCAAGCTCGTCCTGCGGCAGGCGACGACCTCTCAGGCCGCGCGCGGGGTCGTGGTCCTCGTCGAGATCTACGACCAGGACGACAACTTCACCAGCGGCATCTACCTCGACGCATCCAGTGCCCAGGACCTGGCGACTGAGCTGGAGACGTACGGCGGGGTGACCGAGTGACGGCCATCGACCCGGCGTACCTGGCCGGGCTCGCCGCAACCGAGATCGAGATCTACAACGACGCCCCGGAGGTGCTGACGTTCGGGCACCTCGCCGACGACGAAGGCCTCGCCGCGATCCACGCCGCGATCATCGCGCCAGTCCTCGACCTCCACTACGAGGCGTACAACGACGTCGAGATGAGCCCGGTCTGCCCGCACTGCAGGGGTCGGGCCGTCGAGTTGGAGTTCTGCGGGTGCTGGTCACCGAAGGACACAGATAGGACCACGTTCTGTGCCTCCTGCGTGGTTCGTGATCACTCTGGCGTGAGGTACTCCGCTCAGCCGTGGCCGTGCCCGACCCTGCAAGCGCTCGGGGTGACCGGATGACCGGGCCCGAGCACTATCGGGAGGCCGCCCGTCTCCTCGGCTATCTAGATGGCGCGGGCTCCACCGATGACACCGACGCGGAAAGCATGGTCGTCATCGGCACAGCCCAAGTGCACGCGACTCTCGCGCTCGCCGCCGCCACGGCCGCAGGTCTCGACGATGACCTGCTCGCGCGGGACGACTGGAAGAGCGTTGGTGCACTGTGAGCGCGGTGTGTGAGTTCACCGTCACCGGGACCCCCGTCACCCAGGGCTCCAAGACCGGGTTCGTCGTGAAGACGGCGTCCGGGCATCGGGCCATCGTCGCCGACCAGAACGCCAAGAAACTGAAGCCGTGGCGTGAAGCCGTCCGACAGGACGCCATCACCGCCATGGCAGGTCGAGACCCCTTCACCGGCCCGGTCACCGTCACCGTCCGCTTCGCCCTCGCCCGGCCGTCATCCGCACCGAAAACGCGCCGGACCTGGCCCACCGGTGCACGGTCCGGCGACGTCGACAAACTGCTCCGCGCCATCCTCGACGCACTCACCGACGCCGGGGTCTTCGCCGACGACGCCCAAGTCGTCCGAGCCGAAGCCATCAAGGACTACGCCGGCTACGGCCTCAACGACCGCCTCACCACCCCCGGCGCGGCCATCACCGTCCACGCCCCAGAACACACCCACCAGGAGCGCCTCAATGCCTGACCTGAAGATCAAGGGCCAAGTCACCACCCGCGTCCGTGAAGCCCTCGCCCCGCACGTCCAAGCGATCTTCGACAACCCGGGCAAGCACCTCATGTGCATCGTCGAGCTGAAGCACGCCGAACGCACCGAACCCGCACCCGGCGAGGAGAAATCACCGTCCGTCGTCGTGAAGATCGTCGGCCTCGAAGTCGCGAACGCTGACCAGGACGAGGTGATCCGCCAAATCCAGTCGGCCCTGTACCTGCACCGCACCGCCAGGGGCACCCTCGACGAGGCCACTGGGGTGGTGGACCTCTCACCGCGCACCCTGGAGCTGACCGTCGGGAACCTCGACGCCACCGAAGTCGCACGCCTCAGGACCGGTGTCCTGCACTGGCAGGACACCGCTAGGCGCCTCGCCAAGTCCAGCAACCTCCTCGCGTCCGAGCTGCTCCACGAGATCGACGCCATCGCCACCGGCCTCGAGCACGTCGCCTTCAACGGACCAGGAGCCACCGATGACGACGACTGAGACCCCGCCACCGGCGATGGTCGTGACGGGGTGTGTGGCGTGCGGGCAGCCCGTCGTGAAAGTCATGACCGAAGGCCGCCGCCTCATCACCATCCACCCGACCCCTGACACCGGGGGAACTGTCACCCTCAACCCCGACGGCACGGCGCACATCCTCACCGGCAACCAGCTCCCCGCACTCGAGACCGCGTACATCGACCACCGCCGCATCTGCCGGCGCTCCCCCGGTGGGCCCAGGTGCGTCGTCTGCAAAGGGCACATGGACCCCGACCTCACCGCAGAAGAGCACTGGACATGCCACCCATCCTGTGACCCCACCGCCTACACCCCACGGAGAACCACGTGAGCGCCAGCAACTGGGCCACCTGCCCCAAATGTGCAGCCGTCCACAGGGCCAGGCTCGACAAGGTGATGGCTGAGCTCGGCCAGGCCTACGGCACGGTCCCGGTCGAGGAGTTCGACAAGCTCCGGGCCGCCGCCGACGCGAAGCTCAAAGAGCACCTACCCGAGACGTTCCGTGAGGACTACGAAGTCTACGGCGCCGATCAGGGCGAACTGAGGATCTACTACTCCGGTTGCTGCGACACCTGTGGCCTGGAACACAACTACGAGCACAAGGCCTCGTTCTACCCCGAGGACCCCTCGTGAGGGGCCGCCAGTTGCGCCCGCCCGGCCCGGCCGCGAGAGCCGCGCAGCGCGCCGCCGAGGAGCAGTCACGACCCGCTGGGACCGTCGCTGAAGCCCTCAACGCGCTCCCGGCACCTGTCGCGAATCCGCGCCGCATCAACGCCGGCATGTACGGCACGCCTCCGGGTGTCGGGGACTTCGGCCACATCGACGACCTCCAGCCCTTCCCCCCACCGCTCGACGGTGTGCGCCTGGACCGCGACCACGCCCTGATCATGCACGCCGTGCGAGTCGCAGCCGACCTCGCACTCGACGACGACGCCATCGAAGACGTCATCAGCCAAGCCGGAACCCTGCTCGAGTGGATGCGAAAGGAACTCGCGTGAGCACCGCCCAGATCCCGCCACCGTCGTACTGCCTGTGCGGGCACCGCCGCATAGACCACAAAGGCGGCCGACTCTGCACCGCCACCGCGTTGTGCGGATGCACCAAGTTCGAGACCGGGCAACGCCGATGACCCCGAAGCCCACACGCCACGTCATCGCCGGGCCACCCCCCAACGCCATGAGGGTCGGGCCAGAACTCCCATGCGCAGGCAGCAAAATCGGCACCATCCCCAGCACCCCCGAAGACGCCGCCCGCGCCGCCGGAATCACAATCATCCAACGCTGCCCGAACGACTACCTGGACATCCTCAAAGCCGTCGGCCTCATCCGAGACCCCCTGTGCGACTGGGCAACCGAAGCGGACGGGCGCGTCCTGAGATCCACCCGCAAAGGCGCGCGCGAGCAACGAACCAGCACCGAGCTCGTCTCCGCCGCACGCGCACGCCAAATCATCCACGACCACCTCATCGACCACTGGACCATGAAAGACCTCGCCAAGACATCCGGCGTCTCCAGGGAAACCCTCACCGGCATCCGCGCCGGGCGCATCGAACGCACCACCCTCAGCGTCCACCAACGCCTCACAGCCCTCACCGCCCAGGTGACCGATGGCACGTGACCACGTCGCACAAGACCAACCCATACCCCTCGACCAGGCCGTGCAGGAATGCACGGCCTGCAAGGCGTACTACACCACCACCCCGGCCGGGCGCGAAGCACACCGCATCGTCTTCGGACACACCCCACCTCAGCCCAGACCCGCCGAGACCCAGGAGCCCCAGTGAAACTCGCGAAGTACACCAGCGGTGAGAAGCGCATCGCCAGAACCGAAGGCTCCGGCATCGTCGAACGCTGGCGCTGGGGCCGCACACTCCTCACGGACACGGAGAAGATCACCCCAGCCGGGAATCTCAAACACGGCGTCCTACCCGCGCTCATCGCCGCCGCCCAAGCGAAGGGGCTGAAGCTCTCCGAGCGCGAGATTCAGCTCCGCATGGGATGCGCCAGGGCCTACTCGACAGAGGCCGAAATCCGCACGGCGGGTGCGGATTTCGGGTCCTGGACGGAGCTGCGTGACGCCGGTTTCCCGACCGTCGAGCTGCCACCGGGCACCGCTCCTGACGACGCCACCGACTGGGCTCAGGACGAACTCGCCGGGCTACCCGCGTACATCAGCGTCGCCGGGATCCGGATGCTCACCATCCAGGCCCCGATCTCCGCCGCGATCTCCTACCACGAGGAGATGGAACAGATGACCCTGAACTTCGTTGCACGCGACGCCGAACGAGCCAGCCTCATCGCCGAGCTCGTCGAAGCCGCTGAAGGCGACGTCACCATGAGCATCGGCGACGCTCTCAAGGCCGCTCGAGGCGACACGGACACCGACCAGCAGACGCCCGAGCAGTGACGGCCCGCACCCGCCCTGAGGAGGATGACACCATGGCCAGGCCCAAACGCCTCGGACCCTACGCACCACTCTCAGCCACGTACTACCGCGACGACGCCATCCTCGAGGCCGGCGAACGCGCCGAGCTGCTCTACGTCCGAGGTCTCGCGTTCTGCGCCGACTCCATGTCGGACGGGTTCATCACCGACCGTCAGCTCAGCGCCATCGTCGGTATCGGGATGCGCGACACCACCAAGCGCGCCAAGGACCTCGTGACCGCTGGGCTGTGGGAGCGCGCGGACGGTGGGTATGTCGTGCGCGGGTGGCTGAAGTGGAACCGGTCCGCGACCGAGCTTCAGCAGGGGCTGAAGCAGGACCGGGAGCGCAAGGCGAACTCGCGTCCGCTGTTCGCCATCGGGGGCGCAACATGACCGGATTCCGCCCGGAACGCACACCGGAAACGGCCCACTTTCCGACCGGATTCCAGCCGGATTCCGCCCGGATTCCGCCCGGAACGCACACCGGAATCCGTCGGAAAGTTCACCGGATTCCGGTCGAGTTTTACGCCCGGGCGCTGGCGCCTGCGCGGAGGCGTACGCGCCTGACTCACTACACTTCACTACACGTCACTGCACTTCACGTCACTCCACGGCACGTCAAGCCCTTGGCTTGGTTCCAAGTCCAATCGTCACTCGAGTGACGCGCGAGCTCCGCGACGATTGGACTTGATCACGATGCCGAATGACAACGAACTCGCCCGCCTCGCAGCCATGGCCGCAGCCCTGCGCCCCGACTGGAATCCGCGCTCAGTGCGCCACCACCTCGCAGCGAAGCACCGCGACAAGGCCTACGCCGACCTCGCCGTCGCCCTCACGGTCATCGCCGTCGACCCGACCACGATGACCCCGGCCAGGCTCGACGAATTCGGGCCCTGGTGGATCGCCACCCGGTTCAACGCCGGGCGCGGTGAAACCCCCGACATCGGCCCAGGCCGCCACGAACCGCGCTGCCAGCACCCCGGCCACGAACACGAAACGGCGGCCCTGTGTCGCCTGTGCCGCGCCGAAACCATCGCCGGAACCGCACCCGAAGCACCAGGCAACGACCCATCACCGGCGCCGGACCTGCGTGCCATCCGAGACCGAAAGGCCACCGCGTGAGCGCCACCACCTGGGTCGTTGTGGGCCTGGTCCTCGTCGTCATCGCGGAGACCACGCTCATCGTGTGGGCTATCCGCTCGGCCCTACTCGACGCAGCCATTGCCGTGGTCCAGGAACGCTGGCACGCAGAACACACCACCGACGGCGAGGGCCGAGCATGAGCGACGTCATCATCAGCGAGACCTGCCTGTGTGGTGCCTCGACGACCGTGACGAACGTGGACCGCCGTGACGCCCTCGATGCGATCGTCGAGTGGCGCATAGGGCATCGCTGCAACGCGAAGTCGCTGCCCCTCACCTCGGGGGCCATCGGATTCGGAACTCGCGAATGATCACCGTGTGTCCGGCGCATGCCCCGGAGCACCAGCACGCCTGTGTGGACGAGGCCTGCACCGGCTGCTATTGGCGTCAGACGGCTGATGGGCTCGCCGTCTGCGCCTCGTGCGCCACACGGACCGCGGAGCGCTTGCAGGCGCTGCCTGGGCTCTACGCGGACCTCCTCGACCCGGTGCGTGCCGCCGGCCTCGCGGGGGCCGGCACGGACGCGCCCCTGCCGCTCCCGGACGCGCACCGCCAAGCCCGGGACGCCATTCGCCTCATGCTCGGCACCTGGGCGCGTCTCATCACCGCAGACCGCGACCTCCACTGGGCCAGCCACGCCCTGATCTCGACAGCCACGAAAGAGGAACTCCGTGCCGCCGTGAGCGCATGGGCGCTCGCCCGGACATCACACCGAGATTTCGACGCCACCAAGCATCAGGCTGCCGCCGAGCAACTCTCAAGGTTCCTAGCGACCGGCACGCACGTCATCGCAGCCCGCTGCCAAACCATCACCGCCCATCTCGACTGGGCCCTGGCAGACCCCGAGCTCGCGGACCAGCTGGTGCACGACATCGCATCAATCACGAGCACAGCGCGCGCCCTCACCGACCGGCCACCCAGCGGCCAGCGGATCCCCTGCGCGTGCGGGACCCTCATCACAGTCCACGACACCGACACCATGACCTGCACCGGATGCGGCACGAGCGGCGTCCTCACAGAGTGGATCGACACAGCCCCAGACCTCCCACCGATGCGCCTGACACACCTACGCGAATGGCTCGCCACCCGGTTCCTCGACATCCCCGAGCGGACCCTGCGCGAATGGGCCGACGTCGGGCGCATCACACCCATCTCCGGCGGCGGACTCGGCCGAGCACGCCTCTACGACCCCCGAGCCGTCTACCTCATCGCCCTTGACATGAACACCAGGAGCAGCACATGACCGCCGCCCAAATGCCGAGGGGAACCTTCAACAAGCCGCCCGGCGGCCGACCGATCAGCTACATCCAGCCCGAGCGGACCAATGCCTCACAGCTGACCATGGACGACCGGAATATCTGCGGGTTCGCCACGCTCGATATCCGCACCCTCCACGGGCGCCGCTGCAGCGTCACCGAATCGATGCCCCTGGATGTCAAGGAATCAGAGCTAACCCCCACGCAGCGATCCATGATGCGCACTCTGGAAGAGGTCAATCGCCGCAACCTCGCCGAGGCGCTGGTCGGCGAGGCCCACGTCCTGGCCGCCGACGAAGACGAACCGACCAGCAACGTCAGGGTCGAGATCGTCGTCAGAACCACCGCAATGGCCTGGCCCGACGTGCCCGGCGTCACCACCGCACCATGGCGACCCCTCGGCCCCGATCTGCTCTACGGCGCGCCCGGGACCATCACCCGCATCATCGACCTACGCCACCAAGCGCTCACGGATGGGGCCTGGGAATTCGCGATGCTCGTCCACCCCGACTTCATCGCCCCGGCCATGTTCGGGCCACTCGAATCCCTCGGCCGACTGATCCCCGACCCCCGCATCTACTACGGGCTGGTCCGCCCCTGCGAACGCATCGGATGACCCACTGCCCACGCTGCGGACACGCATGGGCCGAGCACAACGCCGATGGGTGCTGGCACGACTGGCAACTCACCCAAGCCGCACCCGGCCTCATCACCAGCAACAAGCCCGGCTGCACATGCCCCATAGCACGACCCACCGACACTACGACCATTCCGCAAGAACTACCCACCTGACCAGCACGGATGCTAACCTGCCGGTCAGAGGGGGCGAAGCTGTCCCCACACACCCCCGGCGGTGACCATGCCCGCGAAAGAAACCGACCCCAACCTCAAAGGCGCGGCCTGGAAAGCCGTACGCAGGCACTGGCTACAGAAAGCCCCCCGCCCACCCTGCGCACGCTGCGGCGCCGAGATCGACTACACCGGGCCACGCGGGCCCTGGTCACTCGACATCGGCCACATCGTCGGCCGCGACATCGCCCGCCGACTCGGCTGGACCGAGGAAGAAATCAACCACCTCTCCAACACCCAACCCGAACACGCACGATGCAACAGGCGTGACGGCGTCCGATACGGCAACCGCAAAAGGGGCCGCATCAAAGCGCCCCTGATCACCACACACCAATGGTAAACGCGCAGGCCACAGGCATTCTGGGCCCCCGGGGGGCACCCCGGCGACGGGGCGCGAAACACGGGAGAC